TTTCCAGTTCTACCCAATATTCAACATCTCTGTCTGCACCAGGCCAACGTTTGTAACTTGCATGGCGTCTAACAATGCGCACATCTGAGAACTTTTTTGCTTCAATGTCTACTTCGCGATACTTGGGCAAATCCCACCAAGCACCAAAATCATCTGCAAGTGTCATGTTTTTGTGTAGAATACTGTACATCTTAGTTCTCCATTGCCTTTACCACATACTTGCCATAACGCTCAAAGAACTCGTTAAAGTGCTTGAGCTTCTGTGGATTAAACGGTAAGTCGTAGTTTACAACTGCAGTTCTTGCACCCATCACAGTCATTTCTGTAGGGAACTGATCCATCATAAAGCGGAAGAAGTTATCTGCTTCCTTGTGCCATTTATCTTCATCCTTCTTGCCATATTCGTCAAATGAGTTTTTAAGTTCATAACACATGCCAATTGTGAGAGCATATTGAGCACTGATCTCTTTAATTTTAAGTTCCCTAACCTTTCCAGCAAGGATATCTGCAGGGTTAGGCATGTCTTTAGCAATCTTGCGATGCGCCATAAACTTGAGTGCAATGCCTTCGCCAACTGCTCCAGCAAGGATGTCTGTGTCTTCGGTTTCATTGCCAGTACTGGTCCAGATAACATCACTTGCAAAAGTCCATGTGCGAGGAGTAGCATAAGAACGTCCGCTGGAGCGTGGATCAAAGTCACTCAGGTCTTGCTTTGCAAAACTAAGGTAACCAACAATGTCTGGGTGAATGTTGTTAGCAACAGCCCAATCCAACCAGCTCTCAAAATCTACACGCACTTCAAAGTGTACAAAACGATTGGCAAGTGGACTTGGCATACGATATGTAACACCTTTGTCACTGTCTCTGTTGCCAGCCGCAACAATAACAACATTGTCCGGCAACACATATTCACCAATTCGACCATTAAGTGTCAGCTGGTAGGTTGCAGCCTGTGTTGCTTGAGCCGCACTGTTAAGTTCATCTAGGAACAGGATCACAGTGTCGTACTGTGCGCACTCTTCTGCAGTGGGCAATTCAATTGGCGGTGCCCATTCCATTAGCCCACTGTTGCTGTTGAAGAAAGGCATGCCCTTGATGTCTGTGGGCTCATTGAGTGCAATGCGCACGTCTTTTAGCAGTGTCTTGCCTAGCACACCACTATCAGCAATGCTTTGCATCATTTCACTTTTACCAACACCGGGTTGTCCCCATACAAATGCAGGACGCTTGAGTTTCATCAAACGTATCAAACGCGAATTTAACTCACCTAATGTTACTGTACGAACTTCTGACATATCTAACTCCTCATTTCAAACTATACTATTGTTATACACTGGTATGTGTAAAGTGTCAACCTTTATTGCACACAAAGATCAACCTTTTCTTTTTCAACTACTCTGTTGCGATTAACTCTAAAAGTTTCGCCGCTTTTATATGCAAGAGTTACAGTTGATTTGTTTACCCTAACCAATGTTCCAGTGCAGCGAGTTTCGCGCCAAAAAGGACCCCAATCCATAACCTTGTGTGTATATGTTACGGTATCGCCCATTTCATAATCTTTAAACATTTTGTCTCTCACTCCTTAAAAACAACTTACTATTAAACATAACACATATATAGGATGTGTCAACCTTTTATATAAGAAAAAGCGCACATTAAATGTACGCTGTAGGAGTTTTAGCACAGTTAACTAACTGATTTGGGCTATTGCGTAGCATGCGAACAAAGGCTGCTTGCATATAAGGTTGCTGACGGCTGTGCTTGCTGGCAAACTTGTAGTATGCATACAGTACACGATGCAGATACATGCTTTGATTAAACTGATCAAATTCTGCTGTGAGTTGTGAGTTGACTACAATATGCTTGCGGATTAGCTTGTAGATAATACGAGCAAACTGAGTTGAGTGATTGTTAGCAAATGCTTGAATGTTTGACATATATTTGACCCTCTGTTTTTGTTTACTATTAAACATAACACATATATAGGATGTGTCAACCTTTATTGCACATAAAGATCAATTTTTTTGTAGTTTTTTCTTATATAATCTCGTTCAGTTGAGTTGTCCATACGCTGTACTATTTCTAGTTGCAACTCCTCTGTGTAAGGAGCAAATGCAAAATCCTCATTTGCTACAAATCCTGTTCTGGTACAATACGCTTGCAATTCTGGCATTGTAACTAATTGTGCATGAAAAAGACTGGTCATACCTGGTTCGGTAATTACAAAAGTATTTGACATAGTGTAGTTCCTCTCGCAAAAGTTATTACTGTATTATGCAGTCTTTTTGAGATATGTCAACCAAAAAAAACCGCCCTAATTTTCATTAGAGCGAACGTGTTGGCGCCTTATCCCAACTTGCGAATTCTTTTAACAATGATATTTATCATTATCTAGTAAAAAAGATACCAAAACTGGCTGCATCAGCATCAGTCCTAAAGCGGACATCTGCACCATAATCAGTCCAACGTATACTCCAACGCTCTCCTTCTAGACCATATTGTTCTGACATTTGTGCAAAAAACTTCTTGCGTTCGCGCTTGAGCAAACTGCTTACTGTTTTGTATTCTGTATCTTCATACAGTTCAGTGATACAAAAATCAACAGTCAACACATGTTTCCATTCGCCATGTACTTGTTTTGCAAACCAAAATTTATGCTTTGTTAGCACGGAGAAATCTATCCCATTCTTTGTTATTCATCACTAGCCAAAAGTATGTTTTTTCACTATACAAATATATCTTAGGCCATCTGCCACCTAGTATATAATAAGGGCAGTCCAAGTATTTGTCAAGTTCTAACAAAAACTTGTAGTTTACCTTTTGATCACGGATATCTATTTCAAAGTTTTCTATTTGCAAGTTTTTACACAAATAGTTGTGACCACCTTCGGTCAATCGCAATCCGCCTGTTTCTCTGATGTTGTACCAAAAGAACACATAGATATCACGTTCAGAACCTTCGATTCTGCCCGCTCGTATGAATGCATCAGTGTACTGCTTTTTAGTTTTTACGGAAATATCTTTTTGCCCTTGTCTAATAGCACAACACTAAAGTCCTCACAATTGAACTTGGTGTTTAGTTTCTTAGCAAGGTTAATGGCATGCCCTGGATTTGAAAACGATACCTTCTTGTACTTAGGACCAGGATAACTGATCAACATGTTCGAAGTTTTTAGGTTGATTGGTTGATCTTTGTAGTACACAGCCCAAATGCCTTCGCTGGCCAACACTTGTTCGCTTTTATAGGTATCTCTGTCTACTTTTTCTAATAGTACTGTTGGTTTAGGACGACTCATATCATTCTCTTAGTATATTACTATTTATGAATAATATGAGTATATTATTTTTTTACCAGTTTGGCGCTACAATTTCAATTGATTCTGCTTGCCTAGTTTTTTCAGCAATCAATTGATCTTGCAATTGAACACAGTATTCCAGTAGATCTTGATACTCTCGAGAAACCTGTTGTGCTTCAACTCGGTTTACAGTAAGCACATCTGTTTTAGCAGTGGTACATCGCTGTGCAAATCTGCTGAGTGTGGGTGTGTTGGGCAATCTCATGATTGTAATCGCAATGCTTCTTTCATTTCAAGTTTGGTCTTGAAAGGTCCTTTGTATTCGTTGCGTGTAAGTGTGATTAACTTAGGACAATATGCCGGGCGCCAACCCAACTCAAAGTTGATGATGTAATAGCCTGCACAAAAGAAACTGGTGCTTTTTTCTTGTTTGGTATAGATAGGCAGTTTACGTTTTAAGTCGTATATGCCATTGAATGGCTCATTCTTGCAAGGAAAGCCATGCACTTCGTATTCCTTTTTCTTTTGTGAAACAACGACCTGTGTGTCTGCAAAACTGATATTTTTCAATTCATCTTTGCTTTTTACACGCACATCCTTGCTGTTTACTGTGAGAATGTACTCATCATCAAAACGAAGTGTTCCAACTTTTTCGCCATTCTTTTCCACAATCCAAAACTTGTCTTGGACAATTGGCTTAGCCTGATACTGCATCATATCCTTTACCCAACCATTCTGCATATTTTGTTGCATCATCTGCAATGCGTTTAAGTTCATATTTGCCGCAGTACTTCAGAAACTTTGCACCCACCATAGGATGTTGTTTGCGTACTGCTTGTTCATTGATACGTTCGTCAATGTACTGTTTAATCTCTGCAGGCTGTGCAGTAAGATCCACCAGTGTAACATTGCGATTGTAATCATCTAGCACACGATGTTCTAGACCGTTATGGTCCACCCAACGCTGTAGCATCATGTTGTTCCAGTTGTAACCTTTGCTTTCTCTGTCCTCATAGGCTTCTAACAGTCCTACTTTGTTCTTTGTGCCTTTTTTGCGCACACCAGGAAATGCACTGAAAACGTTATCACTGCTATCACCACGCATACACTTTTCAAACAACAACCATTTAGGATCAGGAATCTCTTTGGGTTCTTTTGTTTTCTTGTCAATCACACGTTTACCATAGTCATCAAAGATGCCTTTGATTGTGATCATGTGATTAGGAATACCATTGTACTGTTGCACATTTTCACTGAGTAGTTGTACAAAGTCTGTGTCACTGCTCACAATAGTGTGCTTGTCTGTAGGATGTCTGTCAATCCAACGTGCAATCAAGTCATCTGCTTCTGCAATTTCACACTGCAATACTGTGCAGTTTGTTTGCTCTGCAAGAAACACTTTTAGTTCATCAAACGCTTCCCAAAACAGTTTGTCTTCTTCTTGTTCACGTTCTGTTAGTGCTGCTCTTGCTACTGCTCTATTCTTCTTGTAGGGCTCGTAGTAGTCTTTGCGCCAACTGCGTCCTTCTAAACAGAACACCACATGATCAGCATTTGCTTTGCGATATGCACTGTTTACTGCACTCATTGTTACATGAATAGCAAAGCCCAGTTTAGTCCACATGTCCATACCACGTGACGCTACATGCCTTGCTCTAAAAAATGTATTTGCTGTATCTACCAGTAGGTAACTTGTCATTTAATCACTTTCGGTTGTGTTACACTTCTTACAGTTTTAATAGTAACATCACTATTGGTATTTGTCAACCTAGGAAGCAGGTGTTTGTACCAACCTATGTGTGCATTTCTGCCATAGTGATAACTGCCATACCTTACAGGTTTGTATTTGTTTTGTAAACACCAACTGTTGTAAGTGCCTTCTTCGTTATAAGGATCTAAATAACAATTATGCCAGTCTAGCGGATCTTGAACATGCGATCTAAACCAACTATAGGTATTGAAGAATAAGTGTGCTATTCCTGCGTCTTGTAGCGTTGTGTGTAGCTCGTAAAT